ATACGGTGCCCCCATCAATTGCCAACAAGGCATTTCCAAAGATTCTTGGCCGTCTTCGTGCTGGCAACGTGCGCCAATTTGCTGCTGCATCAACGCCTGAGGGATTTCGATGGATGTGGAACACGTTTGGCACAGAAGAGGCACAACAGCGTTCTGATCGCAAGCTAATTAGAATGCGCACGGCGGATAATCCACATCTGCCCCCAGACTTCATCGAGCGACTGCAAGCCAACTACGACCCAAGCCTTTTGAAGGCTTATTTAGAAGGCCAATTCTGCAACCTCACAACCGGTCAGGTTTATGACCGTTTCGATCGCGCTAAACATGTAATCACCGATATTCCTGATGTCAGCAACGAGCCCCTTCGCGTCGGCGTTGACTTCAATATCGGGAACATGTCAGCAGTCATCGGTGTGCGTCTTGGGAACAACCTTCTCCTGATCGACGAGATCAGCGGTGCACATGACACCGACGCCATGGCCCAAGAAATACAACGCCGCGCAGAAGGACGCCAGGTTTACGCCTACCCTGACGCATCTGGCGGAAATAGAAGCACGAATGCCTCGCGAACCGATATACAGATTCTCGAGTCGTATGGTTTCAGCAACCAATCACCAAAGGCCAACCCTCCCGTCCGCGATCGGGTGGCTTCTGTTCAAGCTTTGTTGGAAAACGGAAAGGGCGAAGTCAGATTGCAGGTCGCCGCAAATTGCAAACGAACGATCGAATGTTTAGAGCTGCAGAGCTATACCGAGGCCGGTGATCCTGATAAAGATGCGGGTTATGATCACATGAATGACGCACTTGGTTATCTTGTCTACCGCGATTTCAGCATGATTCATGCTCGCGCTGGCCGAGGCACTGGCATCAGGCTTTACTAAACTGACGGCATCGGGCGGGATTTAACTGTGTATTCAGGCTTTTCTGGTGGTCGCCAACGTGTTGGCAACGTCACTCAGGTGAACGACCCCAGTACGGCTTGGGTTAATCAAGAACCGCATTGGGGATTAATCGAACATTTACTTGGTGGCACATACAAAATCAGAAAAGGCCACCGCAAGTTTTTACCGCAAGAGCCAAGAGAATTAGACGAGTCTTATGACAACAGACTGCAGCGTTCAGTTTTAGCGCCTTATTACGTCAGGCTTGAGCGCATGTTGGCTGGCATGTTGACGCGTAAACCAGTCAGGCTTGACGACGTTTCTGATCAAATCCGCGAACAATTATTCGACGTTGATCTGCAGGGTAATGATCTGCAGACATGGCTCTACAACACGTCGCGCATCTGCATCCGCTACGGGCACGTTGGCGTTCTTGTTGATGCGCCTAAGTCTGGTGACAATGGCCGCCCTTACTGGATCACGTACACGCCAAGAGACATTCTTGGCTGGCGCACTGAAATGGCCGATGGGCAACAAAAGCTGACGCAGCTTCGACTATTTGAAAAGGTACTTGTCCCAGACGGTTTGTACGGCGAAAAACAAGTCGAGCAAGTACGTGTCTTGACTCCTGGCGCATTTGAGATTTTCCAGAAGGATCAAAAAGGCGACTTCCGTGTCATTGACGAAGGCACGACAAGCCTCAGCGAGATCCCGTTCAGCGTTGCTTACTCCAATCGCAAAGGCGTTTTGGAATCGTTTCCACCATTAGCTGATATTGCTGAGTTGAACCTGCAGCACTATCAAGTGCAATCTGATCTTGGGAATCAATTGCACATCAGCGCAGTGCCGATGCTTGCGTTGTTTGGGTTCCCTGCAGCAGCAGAAGAAATCAGCGCAGGTCCAGGTGAAGCTTTAGCACTGCCTGAAGGTGCGTCTGCAAGCTATATCGAACCGGCTGGCAACAGCTACGACGCACAGTTTCGGAGGCTTGATCAGATTGCCTCACAGATAAACGAGCTTGGATTAGCTGCTGTGATGGGTGCAAAGCTCAGCGCAGAAACTGCCGAGTCAAAGCGGATTGACCGCAGCCAAGGCGACAGCACGATGATGGTGGTGGCCCAGCAAATGCAGGACTTAATCGACAACTGCCTGCGCTTTCACGCTGACTACCTGCAGGAGTCACAGGCTGGTAGCAGCCTTGTCAATCGTGATTTTATGGGTGCAAGACTTGAGCCACAAGAGATTCAAGCGTTGCTGCAGCTCTACACCGCTGGCACGGTGACACAAGAGACGCTGCTATTGCAGCTCGAAGCGGGCGAAGTGCTTGGTGATGATTTTGATGTAGAAGCAGAACTGGAAGCAACGCAGGCAGGCGGATTACTTGAAACACCGCAGCCAGTTCCTGAGCAGGAAGTCACAATGCCTGAAGGTGAGCCGGAGGCAGACAATGGATTGGCTTGATAATTTGCGCAAGCCAAAACCTGAACAACCATCAAGTCGAGATTTCTTTTATTCGCATGACAGGCTTGCCAACCAGAATTTTGCAGTTATCCGACTGACGTGGTATTTGGACGGCAAAGTTTGCGCCGTAACCGAAAGCAGTATTGCGACTTATGACAAAGATGTCGTGGCGGAATTTACGTCAATCTTGGATAACGCCTTAAAGCTTGGTGCTGATGCCGCTGTCGTTTGCATCGAAGAACCTCAAGCCCTTGGCATCTATGAAAAATGAGCACACCTGCAGAGTTTTATAACAACGCAATAAACCTCAATCGGTACGGGAATGGTGTATCCAAACGAATTATCAACTCATACAACGATCTTGTCCTGGACGCTATTGACCAGCTTCGTGGGCTTGATGGGTTGCCTGCACCTGGCAAGGCTGCACGGCTTCGGTCCATTCTCGCGCAACTAAAAACCAGCATTAATCAATGGGCAGGGCAAAGCACATCGCTGTCAATTGGTGAGCTTGAAGAACTAGCAGGTGTTGAGGCTGGCTTTGTTGAAGATCAATTGCGAAAGGTTTTGCCGACTGAGTTAAAGCCAAAAGTCAACTCAGTGCGCATTTCCCCTGGCTTTGCTGAGGCTGTCGTCACTACTGACCCGACACAGATTGGCGTGGTTTCTTTAAGCGACGATCTTCAGGCTGCAGTGACTGGAGCAACAAGAGCGGTCACGGTCACGATTGCCGATGGTGTCACTTTGACACTGCCAAATGGTCAGATCTTGCAAAAGGCGTTTCAAGATTTAGGGGAGCGGCAAACAGCGTTGTTTGGCATGTCAGTCAGGAACGGACTGCTGCAGGGCGAGACGACTGAATCGATTGTGAAACGGTTAAAAGGACGTTTGCAGCAAGGCCAGCCAGGCAGCATCAATCAAATCATTGCGGCAGGCGGGCAAGCGACGATCCCTGCAGACCAACAGATCAGGACTCTTGTTCGCACGAGTATCAACCAGGTCGCGAACGCTGCAAGCCAGAAAGTTTTTGAGGCCAACCAAGAGGTGACTAAGAAATACAAATACGTGGCCACGCTTGATGGCAGGACATCACCGATCTGCAGGGCTTTAGATGGCACCGTCCACGAATACGGCAAAGGGCCGATACCGCCGCAGCATTTCAATTGCCGTTCTGCGACTGTGCCCATCGTTGATTACAAAGGCTTGGGCATCGAGCCCCCACCGGAAGACACTAGATCTAGTGCCGGTGGTTTAGTGCCTGAAAGCACGACCTATGGCGAATGGTTGAACAAGCAGAGCAAGGAAGAAAAGGCCAAAATCCTTGGAGCTGAAAAGGTTCCGTACTTCAACCGTTTGGCGCGAAAGTATGGGCCAACCGATGCAATAAGAAAATTTGTCAGTCAAGACGGGTCAGAGTTAACCTTGGATCAGCTCAAAGACATTGCTCCAAGTGGCAAAGCTTCATAGCAAATTTCAACTCACGCTCTCGGGCGAAGAGAAGAAGTCCAAACCTGCAGCCAAAAAAGCTGTAGCCAAGAAAACAGCAACTAAGGAGGAATCCTGATGCCTCGTTATTCCGGGCCAAAGAAGCCTCAGACGACTGCTTCTAAAAAGAAGAAAAAAGGAGGCAAGAAAAAGTGAAGAAAGGTTCTCGCGTTAGCTGGGTTTACCAGGGTAAGCGGACCTTTGGCGTTGTTACCGGCAGCGGTGGCAAGCGTGCATCAGTCAAGGGGCCAAGTGGCGGCACGATTACTCGTGTTGGCACTGATGCTGATCCTATTGTGCGGATCAAATCAGAAAGCACGGGCAACCCTGTCTTGAAGCGCCGCTCACAACTGAAGGCAGCACCAAAAGGCAAATGACCATCGAGCGTGGTGGCCATACATTTGCTGGCTACGACAAGCCGATTAAGACGCCGAATCATTCGAGCGGCAAATCACACGCCGTTGTGGTCAGCGTTAAAGGCAGCCCGAAGCTCATACGTTTTGGAATGCAGGGCGCAAAAACAAAGCGCCCGCGCAAGGGTGAATCAGCGGCGGATAAGGCAAAGCGTGCGTCTTTTAAAGCGCGTCATGCGAAGAATATCGCCAAGGGCAAAACAAGCGCGGCGTTTTGGGCGAACAAAATTAAATGGAGCTGATAACCTTTAAAGGCAATTTAGCCTGTGGCTAATTCATGTCCGAAGAACAAACTGCTCCTGTGGAGCAATCTGTTGACACCAGCGAATTAAAAACAGAACTCGAATCAATGA